GGTAGGTTTGACAAAGTTCCTGCATCTAATAATTGGCGGAGAGCGACCGTTGCCGTTCGACTCAATCCGCCAATCATGTGTATTAATCCAAATCCGTAGAACCCTAGTCCAGGCAGAAATTTAAAATGGACAAAGTATTGAGTTCTTTGTTTTTTTGGATCATTGGGCGCATAGTTCCTTCTGATAGAAAGAACTATTCCACTACCTTCATCGACTGTCACGATGTATGGTAGCTTGATACCAGATGGCTCACCATCTGGACCAATATCTTCGAAGCCATCTAAATCTAGATCAACNTGACACTCAAGAAGAGTATACATCGTTTGTTGTTTTCCAGATTTTTTAGTGCCTTCTAATTCTTTTTCTTTTTTAGAAACTTCATCGTTCGTTGACATTGCNGGTGGGCCAAGATCTACGTCAGCATAGAAACCTGCAACTTGTTGTTTTCTTAAATCATTTTCTGAAATTTTTATAACGTGAATNATAGATTCTGCTTCTTCTAAACTGTTAGCTGTGTATGGCACAATCAAATCATCTGCTGGTACAAATTTAGATACCGCTCTACCAATCAGATCATCATAGTAAATTTTTTTAAATGTAGATCCTGCAAGTGGTAAATGGAATAACATAGAATCGAACTCTGGTTCGTATTCTTTCATTTCATCCATAATTAAATAATTCATGTAGTCTTTCACACGCTCTGCTTGCTGTTGCTTTGCAGGTGAGTTGACTCCAAGTATTTGTGTTCTCACTGGACCGTCTGCTGGTAATAGCTCTTTGTATGCTGTGGCTTGGAACTGTGTAACAGCTTCTGCCAACACTGGGTGCGTTGCACCTGAAGCTCCTTGAAACGGTTCCGTTCTATTTTCGTATTTAAATCCTAATAGGTCAAGCCCTTCAGTGTAAGATTTTTCCCAATCCTTTCTAGACATTTTATAATCTAGATAATTAGTTTTCATCTCGTTACCGAGTGGCTCTAATACATCATCAGGTAAAAGTATCGCTAAGTTATCAAAATGTTTTTCTGTGCCAGGTATATTTATAGATCCTGGTTCGAAGTCGATAGTCGCACTACCATCTTCGTTAGGTATAACTTCTACTGGTGGTTTATCTTGTTGGACTTCCTCTTTNATTTCGATATCCTCGGGTCCAGGTATTTTAGCCTGNGTACGAGTTTCGCCCGGGAGTCCTTTTTCTATTTCTGCCATTTATTACTCCTTTATTTTCATACCATTTTTTAACAGAGAAGCCAAGCCCTCTGAAGGACCATCTGGCGTGGGTCCTGATTCTGGCGCTACGCCTGAGTCCACACCGCCCTCTTTAGCTATACCACCCCCTGCAAATTCTAGATCAAACTCTAATCCTGTTAAGGCATCTTTTCTCTGTTCAGCTCTTTCAGCTTTTTGTTCACCAAATTTTTTAATACCTAATTGTTCTTGTCTTCTATTTTCTTGAAAAGCCGCTTCATCAAATTGACCATCTTTTATAAAAGGACTTAATTGTTCTTCAAATTGTTTTGCAGCAATATCAAACTTACCTTTAGATCTAATTCTTTGCCCTCTTGTTCCCTGTTGTAATTTATCTAAATTTTCTAATCTTTCACCTGTCTCTATGGCTTTTTGTGCAAGACCAAAATCTTCACCATACAATTCTCTAAGCTGTTCTTCTTGACTTTTACCACCAAGACCAAATGTAAGATTACTAATTATTTCATCTCTATTTGCTCCCGTTGAATAATCGTATAAAGCAAAAGGGACAGAAAATAATGCTTCACCTGCCAACGCCGCTGGACCCAGCGTTCCAGTTAAAAAACTTTTTGCTCTTCTAAATTTAGTAAATGCTCTAGCTTTAGCTTCTGAAGATCCTTTGACCGCCATGTTTTGATTTCTTTTCATATCGTCTATGTAACTCATGGGATCATCACAACGAACATCTCCACCATCTTTACCAGCAAACTTACATTTAAAACCAGCTTTCCTTAAATCTTGAGCTATTTTTTTAAAATTTTGTTTATCAAAAACAGGGGCTGTTATATTTTCCATGCCCGCTTTTTGTAAAATTTTTGTGTCTATGTTTTTTAATTTAGTTGCAATATTTTGTTCGTTTGCAATATTAGTTAAAGCTGCTTGTGCTATTTCATCTGGAGTAAACTGTTCAAAAGATTTTACACCAAACCTAGCTCCACCTCCTTCACCTATTGTTCCTATCGTGATACCTAAATCTTTTGCAACTTTTCTTATACTACCTCTGCTATTAGGGTTAGCTATTAACGCTCTATCAAACTGTTCTTTTAAACCTCTATTAATTGTAGAAGATATAGGGGTTACTCTAACTAATTTATCTGCAGGAAGATTTGCATTAGTGATAGCTTGTTTTGATAAAGGATGGTCTAAATCTAATTGTATGCCATACTTTTCAAAAACTTTTTTTATTTTATTATATTCTTTGTAGTTAGCCATTGCCTTCGTGTATTTAGCTTGATTAAAAGTTGGTGAATCTTTTCGACCAAAAGCATTATATAAAAGTTCAGAAAATTGATACTGTTGCTGTTTTTCAAGACCTTTAGTATTACTTATATTTTTTAAAACTTGATCAATAATTTCATCATCCCTTGGTATAAAAACTGATTTACCTTTAGTTGCATATTTGCCTTTACCCATAGCAACTCGTTCTGCATAAATATTTTTAAGTAATTTACTAAAACCCTCTTGAACTTCTTCAACGGGTTTATCTAAAGATTGAGCAATGCTTGCTGCTGAAGATGGGCCTTTAAACATTTCATTCAATAAACTTTCTTGTAATTGTATAGAGGGCGTAGCTCGTTTTTGCTTTATAGGAATATCTGCTTTTATGTCAGCTATATTTTCTGCTCTTTGGTTTAAAATATCTCTTAACTCTCTTCTACCCATTCCTGTAAACTTTATCATTTCATCAAAAGTTTCTGGGTTATCTGCCACATCAGATAAAATGTTAGCTTGGTTATTTGTTAGTTTACCACCAGTCCCTCTGGTTTTAGATTTTAAAATATTAATATTACCGGTATCTTGTGCTTCATCTATAACCTCTTTTATTCTATCATATTTATTTTGTTTTTGAGTTGCCTGTCTTGCAGGATCAGAGGGATCGCCTTTTGGACCACCTTTAGGTTTATTTTTTATACTACTATACTCTTCATTCTTACTTACAAAATTACTAAAACTTTTAGGACTAATTCTCTCTAGTCCTTCGGACTTAATATAATCAGCAATTGTTTGTAACTCTACTTTAGGGTTTTTTAGATCGGCTATGACTTTTGCTTTTACTTTTGGATTGTCATTTAAAAAACCACCTATGTTAAAACCTACACGACCACCATCATCAAATCCAAGTTCTCTTTCAATGAGCTCTTGTGATTCTTTACCAAGATACTGTTTTATCTTTTCGTAGTTTATCTTTTTTCTTTTCTTAACTTCTTCTGGTGGTTTTCTTTTAGGCAAAACATTTTTATTAGATACAGATCCACCACCATTAAAATTTACAGAACCGCCACTGTTAAATCCTGGACGAGTTAAATATGCCATCATCTCGTTGTAATGTTTTACTTTCATTATTCTCCTAATAAACCTGCCAGTCCACCCTCTGCTAAATCCTCGTCCATACGAACAACAGCTTCACCTTCATCATTTAAAATAACTTTAGACTTACTTGTTTTTTGTTTTCCCACACCTGCAAACTCGTCAAGATTTTCTGTGCCTGTCTCTATACCTTCTTCAAAATCTTTATAATAATTACCCTCTGTATCTCCTCTGTATTTTACTTCACCTTGAACAAATTCATCAGGTCCTTTTTTGCCCCGCATCTTACTTGTGGGATCATCAATAATATCGCCTTGTTTAAATTCATATCCACCTTTCATACCTTGGTCAGTATCAAAATCTAATTGTATTCTTTTACCATCTCCTTCAATCGTTAGTTCTATGTCAGGTCTATCTGGATGTTTGTATGTTGTTACATCACCAGTTTTTTTAACAAAATCTTTTTTAACTACTTGTCCTTCTCTTAAAATTTTTTCTACAAGTTTAGGAAAGTGCGCTGGCATATCTGCTGTTGGTGTTACAATTGGTGCTACACCTTTCGCTACCTTTGTAGTCTTTGCAAGTTTACCCACAACAGGGAACGCTGCTAGTGCTGCCATAATTTTTAAGAACGTTCTTCTAGACATACCGCCATCAGCAAAACCTATTCTGCCACCGTCCGCGTTTAATTTTCTACCTTGTCCTTTTGTTTTTAAATTTTTAAGAATTGTTTCAAGCTCCATGATGCTTAAGTCAATAGCCTCGGAACTTAAGCCTCTAAATCTACCACTTTGAGTTTTATCAAGAAATTCTGTTTTAAAAAGTGAGTCTGCAACTTCCTCCATAGCACCCTTACTAGAACTTGGCTCCAAACTTTTTACTAATTTTCTATCTGCTTTCAATGCGTCTAAAACCTGTTCTAAATATTCTATTCTAGCTTGGTCAGGATTAAATCCTTGCTTCTCTGCAAAAAATTTAACTTGGTCAGGAAGTTTCATTTCTTTCAACCCTTGTGATCCTGTTTTACCTGATTGTTTATTTAAAAACTGTAACAATCTTCTGAGTGCCATACCACCAGCTGCCATCTCTTCTCTTGGCTCACCTAGCATATGGGCCACACCACCACCTGCCATGTTTCTTTCTTTAAATCCTTCTATAGCTTCTCTTAATTCTTTTTTCTTGCTTTTCTTTGGTGCTTTGCCTTTTTGAATAATGTCTTTGCCAAATTTCTTTTGTAATTTTTTAACTACGCCTGCAAGACCACCTTTGGCTTTTTTATCTTTTGGTTTTTTACCACCTGGTATAACTTTAGGTTCAAAACCTTTAAAAGCATCTTTTGTTGTTTTAAATCCAGAACTCTCAAGAGATATTTGGTCACTTGGGTTTAGTGGTATACCTCGATCCATTTTATCTAATATTCTCTCTAGTCCTTCTGATGCTTTTTGTTTAGCTGCAGCTTCTGCTATTTGTTTTTGATTAATTTCTTCTAANACTCTAGCTAGATCATCTTCACTTTTAATAAATTTTTCTGCAGACACAACATTATATCCTCCCTCTTTAAGTCTTTTAAAAACATTTTTCATACCTCTTTCGACTTGGTCTGATCTAGGCAAAGATGTAATACCTGTTCCATCTCCTTTAAGAGTCATTCTCTTACGAACAAGGTTGTAAATGATATCTATAACTTTTCGAGCCATTAATAATACGTCCTAGGTTTGGGATCTTTTTTTTCGTCGATATAATCTTCAGGGTGCTGAATCAATCCGCCCTGCCTGAAGCGCATGATAGCTTGTGTTGTAGAGTCCACAAGATCGTCGTGATCACCGTTAGGGAATGCTGCACACTCCTCGATCACCTCCTCTGCAAATTTCTGTTCTGGCGCCCATATCATTCCAGACTCAAAAAGAGGCGCTACGGCGTTTACTCTAGAATGTTTATCATTTCCTTTGCTTGGTGTAAAGCTGATAACAGGTATATCCATTTGCCTTAGTTCGTACATCAACGGTAGTCCAGATGCTTTGGCTTCTATGATAACTGTTTCGGGTTGCCAATATTTATATTGTTGTAGAGCCAAACGTCTAAGTTCAGGAAACTCGTATCTACCTTTGATAGCGTCTAATAATATTAAGTTAGCTGGACTATCCTCTGATGGATAAAATATACCCCATGTGGTGATTGCTGAATAGTCTGCCGTTTGTTTTTTTAAAAATGCTGTATCGTAAGATTGTATAACGTGTTGTAGTGANGGTATNTCTTCGTGAGGATACTTCATCCACCACTCACGTTTCAAGATCGCNCCNTCNTCNNNNGTTGGCGACTGCATCCACTGTGCGTTCCATTTACCAACGGGTAGTGATGCTTTTACTTTCTCAAGTTCTTCCAAGTTCCAATATTCTGGCCACACTGGTCCATGGTCCATGAGCGCTGGAAATTCAACCACGTGCCACTGATCAGAC